GGACCAACATTCGGTGTTGATTACATAGTAAACACTTATGTAAGAAATCAACTTGCATACAGAAAACAATTAATTCAAGACTTACAAACTGTAGCGTATACCTGTGAAGAATTAAGAGCTCCTATAATGCACATTACTGGTGAGGTATTTAGACGGGGTATAGAGTTTGAACCTACAAAAGAAGACCCTGATGAAAGCCAATTAGAAAGAATAAAGAGCTTTTTAGACGACTGTAACGTATTTGATCAAGGACTTGAAGAGGTATTAAGACAATTCCACTGGGACTTAAACACTGTCGATGATGCATTTTTATACTTTGCAAAAGAGTATTATGACAATGGTGATGGTAAGTTAACATCTAGAGTGACAGAAATTAGAAGAATTAACCCCGCACTTATAGAATTTGATTTAGATGAAACGGGTTTACCTAAGAACTCACACTTTTTCTGCCCTATACACAGAGAGCAAATAAAAGAATCACCAGAAGAATGCCCTGAAGAAGATTGTAAACAAACACTACAACCCGCTATGTACAGATACTTGTACAGAACAGAAGTGCATTATTTCTTAGACACTGAGATTGTACACTTATCTAAGTTTAATCCGACTGAAACATATGGTTGGTCACCTATCTTAACAATATTTGAAAAAGCCTTAACCTTGATTGGTATGGACAGGAACTTATACAGGTATTTCTTTGAAAGAAAAATGCCCGCATCTATGGTTATGGTAACTACTGATGACCCTGAAAGTTTAAAGAGAGAGCGTGAAGCACTTGCTGCAAAAACAAGGCAAGACCCTAACTATATACCAATGATTGCTGTATCTTCTAGAACAAACAGAGGTAGAGTTGACATGGTAAGACTATTCCACACACTACAAGAAATGGATTACTTACCAGTAAGAGCTGAAATACGAGAAAGAGTATCTGCCATATATGGTGTATCCCCTGTTTTCCAAGGAGCACCTGATTCATTTGGTGGGTTGACGCAACAAACTTTACAATTGACAGTAATGAGTAGAGTTGTTGAAAGAGACCAAAGACAAATTATGGAAAAAATATTTGGAGCTATAGTAGATAACTTTGGTATCACAGACTTTAAAATGGTTCTACCAAATCCTGAAGAAAAAGCAGAAGCTACCCGAATCGCTCAGTCACAACAAAGAGCGGCTATTGCAGCTCAAATGTTAAACATGGGTTTTGATGTAGTTTTGAATGGTAACAAATTAAAGATTGATGAACTTGACTTTGTAGTAACAGGTGATGCTGTACCTACTGCTAAGTTACAAGGTGAGCAACAAGCATTACAATTAGAGCAATTAGAACAGCAAGCAGCTCAACAACAAGCAATGATGGAAATGCAACAACAACAAGCAAGTGCTCCACCAGAAGAGGAAGAGGGCGGGGCAGACGCTGATGATAGAATACCTGAAGAAGAAGATGATGAGACAGGTTCACGAGAAGTCCCCGTTGAAAACGCTGTAACAGATATACCTGAAAGGATAGCTAATATAGAATCTAAAAATATAAAGAATCCTGAATTAAGAAAAGGTGTAACAACATCAACTTGGATTGATAGTTTAGCAGAGCAGGGTTATCAATTTCCTATAATTAAAGAAGTATCTGCAGACGGAAGACAGATATGGTTTTCTAACGGTGGAGAGGAATATGTAGGAAACTTAGGAGGTTCTGGGATTAATAATATAGAAAAGGCATATTTTGGAAACCCTGTGTTCTCTGAAGCAGGAGGTAAAAAATACATAGGTGACCAATATCAGTACGAAAGTGGGGACGGGAGCTCTAAACCAAAAGCTGTAAATGTTGAACGACATGATGATGAGGATGACGACTAATGGCTAAGAAGATAAAGTTTTCTCCTAAAGATACTAAGTATTCTAAGTTGCCTAAATCAGCAGCACCTAAGTCACCTAATGAACCCGATGAATATGAAGACCATTCTTATAGTCATAGGGAAGTAAGACCTGATGGAGCCACAGTTTATTATTACGATAATGGCGTAAAAGCTATACATCATCCTAAAAAAACAAATGCCGAGTACCACAGAAGAGCTTCAAAACATCACTCTGACCAAGCACAAGACCTTATAGATGCTAAAAAAACTGAAAGTGCATTGTCCCACCTTAGAGCTAGGATAGGTCATAGAATTGCTGCTAAAAAGAAAGAAGATGAAACAGAATCTAAAGTAGACAAACTTTACAAAGATTTTGGAGGGGCTGATTCAGGAGCTGGTGATATAGTAGCAGTTGCATCTGACCCCGGTATATTTACTGAAACATACAGTGGTACTAAGTCTAAAAAGAAAAAGAAATCTGAAAAAGACAAAGTAGAAGAAAACAAAAAAAATAAAAAGAAAGCAAGCGGTCCAGATAAACTAGATAAATGGTTAGAGGACACCCAAGAAAAAACTTTAGACTTGATGTCAATTACTAAAGCAGATAAAAAACCTAAATTTGATTTAGGAAGAACTGGAGGACTTACTCCTGACGCTTCTATTAAAACTCCTGAAGAAGAAAGAGATGTAGAAGAATTTATGGAAGCTAGAACAAAAAGTGCTGAAAATCGAGCCATGGGTATTAAAGAAACTAAAGATGGAAACATAAAGGTTGATGAATCTATAAGTTTATCTAAAACAGAACAATTTAATAATTACATTACCAACTTAGTAAATGATGTTAGAGTAGAATTAAGAAAAGCAGACAATGATTATACACCAAAAGAAGAAGCTGAGTATGAAGAAGCATCTGCTATAGATGCGGCTGAAGACGCAGAAGCATTGAAAGAATTTTATGGAAGAACTTCAGAAGATTTTAAAAAAATGGAAACTGATTGGTCAAAAGGCAAAAAAGATGGTAAACTAAACAATATGCCTTTTTTAGGTAGTTACAAAAAATCAATTGAAGGTAGGAGAGAAAATCCTCCACCACAAGTAGAAAAGCAATATGGGGCAAAAAGAAACCCTAGACCTGACCCTAATGGGTATAGGAATCCACCAAACAGGAGGGTTCCAAAGGATTAAGAGGAGAACAGCATGACAACATTCGTCATACCGGAAGAGGCAAAAGAAGAGATAGTAAAGAGAAAGATGGCAGGAGCAACATGGAGTGCTCTATCTAGATGGGTAGAGGACAGATGGGGTGTAGCAGTTCACAGAACTACACTACAGAAGTGGTACGATAGAGAAGTAGAATTAGTTGATGAAGAACAGTCAGAAGACATGGATGATATGCAAACAGACTTCACACCTGAAGCACATGTTAAACTGGCTAAGAAAGTAGAAACTTACAAAGCAGAATCTAGATATTGGAAGAAAGTTGCAGAAGCGGCTATCAAAAAAGACGCGAAAGAAAACCTTCTAATAGAATCAATCAAAAAATTTACCCCTTCATATAAAGAAGTAAAGAAATACAAACGCCGAAAACCTACAGGTAAAGTAAGAGGCAATAGCACACAGTCTATGATTGCCCCACTTACAGATACTCACATTGGAGATAATGTAGAATCTGACCAGATGTTAGGCTTGAACGAATACAATATTGATGTATTTAACAAAAGATTATACGGATGGGCAAATCAAATTGTTACACTAGCAGAACTTAGGCGTAATTCCGCAGACGTTGGAGAGCTTATAATTCCGATGCTAGGCGATATGATTAGTGGAGACATCCATGAAGAGTTAGCACGAACTAACAATGACCACTGCATGGGGCAAATGATTAGAGGAGCTAATCTTATTTCACAAGCACTTATGCTCATAGCTCCACACTTTGATAAAGTAAGAGTTGCGTGTGTAGTAGGTAATCATGGTCGTATGACTAGGAAGCCTCCTATGAAAGATAAGTACATGGATTGGGATTACATGTTGTATCAATGGATATCTGTGTTCTGTCAAGACCAAAAAAACATAGAGTTTCATATTCCAAAGTCTTTTATGACTACAATCAAAGTATGTAACAGAGATATCTTATTAGCACACGGAGATTTTATCAATGGTGGTGGAAGTGGCACTGCGATTAGTCGTGGTGTAAATAACATGCGAAATGTTATGGCATTTAGAAAAGGTCTAGTAGATGAAATGCATCAATTACAAGATAATGCTTTGGAAAATGTACCTGATAAATTTGAATCAGCACTACTTGGACACTTTCATAGAGTGGATGAAGTTGATATTGGTACAGGAGCTGTACATATATGTGGATGCATGAAGGGTGGAGATGAATATGCCATGCAAAGAGTGCAATCTATTAACAAACCAAGACAAATAGTTCTATATTATCACCCTAAATACGGCGAGATTGGTAAAGAAATTGTCTACTTAAACAGATATGACTCTCGTAAAGGTCAGTTTAATGACATATTACCTGATGTTTGGTCTAAAACTTTTAGCTAAATAGGTTCAAATTAGTATAATACAGTATGGATGATTTAACTATTAATACATACTTCAAACAAGCATGCCTTAAGGCTATACAGAACACTGTAACTCAAGTTCTTGCTACTTCTGTGCAAAAATGCCCTGTTAAAACAGGTCAACTTAGAAGTTCAGCAAGTATAACTGAAGCTAATCCTGCTACGGGACAGTATACCATTGCATATAACACGAATGATACTGCACCTTATGCAGAAATTGTAGAAAAAGGTGGTATAGTGAGGCAGCATTACAGAAGAAGCCGAAGAACAGGGCAACCATATACTGTTCAAAGTTATACCGTGCCCGGTACTTTTTATTTAAGAGACGCAATATCAGAAACCTTAAGTAAAGACTACAGTCAGGTAGTAATAAATGCTAATCAAGACAGTGCGGGTTACAGCATTAGTATATAGAAAGAGGAAAAGATGGAAGAGTTAGATATTACACAAAATCAAGAGTGGATTATAGCAAAACACTCTAGAATGGTAGGGAAAGTGTTAGATTTAGTAGAAGCAGCTATGCCTGAAGGTAAACAGTGCGAAAAATTAAAAAAATTACTACAAGTCCCCCTATATGATTTTAGAAATGACATGTTACGTTTAGAAAACGGCGAGGCAGATACTAATATCGTAGAATAAGCCTTATATTTTTTTATATTTATACTTAAATTAGTATAATAAAAGTGACTATAAAATATAGTATTTTATAATATATTGTGAACAAGGTCGGAGGTGGCTTAGACCAACCTTTTTCAGGTCGAACAAGTTTTTTAATAAACAAAACCTTAAAACAAGGAGGCTATAATGGCTGATGAAATTCTAAACAGAATTGAAAAGCACATGGAAGGTACGTCATTAGGTTTGGCGGCTCTTGCAGAAGTGCTACAAAAAATGGA